TAAACAAAGTAGTATTTGCCTTTAGTGCGGAACCCAAAGACATGTTGTTTTGGTAAAGCTGGAGGTTAAGAGGAACTCCTAAAGTTGTAAACTGATTTAGAGCATCTTGTGAGGTGTTTGTTCCTCCTCCAAATGTCATTTTTAAAAATCCTTCGGGTGTATATTCAGTTATGAATCTGTCTTGAGTTTGGATATATCTTCCAACTTTGATACCTGGTTGGTCTGAAACCTTTGTTGGGTCCTCGATGAAAATTCTATCTTCGGCTAATGCATCGACTTCATACCATCTATTTTGCAAACCCAAGAACTCATTCACAGTAGGTACTGATGTGTAACTTGTACCATCCTTAAGTAGAACGCTCGTAACACCCAAAACATTCTTTTCAGGAAGAAATATTTCTAAGAATGGTCTCACATCACTTGGTCCGATTACTCTTTTGAAAACTTTAGTAAGTCCATTAACAACAACCTCTCTTTTAGTTATAGTGTAGTTAACTAACCTATTACTTGAATCAAAGTTTGGAATTTTAAGTCTATTCGGAAATCCCTGAGAGTTATACGGTGACGCAAAATCTATATCGTCAACATTTTCAAATACTTGACCTGCACCCAAAACTTGTGATCCTCTTCTGAGTTGTCCCAAATATCTTTCATCCTCTTTATCACCCAAAGCAGGAACCGTAATTGAAAAATCTACAAGAGCAACAGAAGGTCTTTGTCCCGGTAATTTCAGACCATAAGTTCTGGCGATATTATAAATTGAAGACCTTTGCTGTGCGTATTGTAATACTGTCTCTTGTATACTTCTATCGATGTGATAGTGTAAATTATCTGCAACCGCCGCGTTCAAATCCAAGAATACTGAGAATACAGAAGCGTCGTTGAAATTTTGGATAAGCTCAGGATAATAAGTTCTTACATATTGTATAAGTTCCTGTCTTATTCCTTCAAAATCTCTCGTAGTATATGATATCTTACGGTTGGCCATTTATCTTAAATATTGATTATTATAAAATCACTGCTTGCAAAAGCTGCGTCCTGAACCGAATATTCTATCTTAACTTTTGCGGTATATTCAGCGGTACCTTTTCCTGGATATTTGTAGATTGAGGATTGAGCTTCATCAACAACATATTGATCTTCCGTTTCTTCTGCGGGATCCAAAGGTTCTATCGAAATTTTATCTAGTATTAGGTTCGGAATATACTTTTCTACGTTAGCTCTGATATCGGATTCAATTGCGTCAAAAGTTAATCCATCAAATGGTTCGAAAAGAAATTCATACAATCTAGTTCCGAAGTCCGGTAGAAAATATCTTGACCCTTTTCTTGTTAGTAAAAGATTTATTAGGTCAGCACGTATTTCTTGATTGGCGGTATTGGTAAGCTCCAAATAATCACCCGTCAAAGAATTACGAAAAGGAAAATTTATACCATATGTAGTACCATTACCCATATAGACATAAATATACTTGCTTTATTTTTCAATTAAAGTAATACTTCCCCTCTCGTGTTTCGGTTGATACGGACAGTGTCTACATCCGTTCCCGCAACAAAACCCTCTTCTTATATGAAATTGTTCGGTCATAACTTTACGACCGTTTTCCATATAAAAATCAGAAGGGAGAAGTTCTTTCTTCTCCCCCTGATTATTTTTCTTTATTTCTTCAGACATTACGCCATTACGATTTCACAAGCACCTCCCGCACAAGCAACTTCGCCAGAAAGGTCGGTGTTATCGTCTACTTCAACAATTTTTGAAAGGTCAACGTCCTTGAGAGTTTCCATCAACTCTTCGTATTTTTCTTTAGTACAATCTTCAAACGGAGCTTGGATGTATGTTCCACCGTCATAAGGTAGAACTGATAGTCCGTTGTAGTGTTCTCTATTTTCCCACATCCACTCTCCAACTGCCGGCCACTCGTGTTCTCTGATTGAGATTGTTGCCGATACGTTGTGAGTGTTACTTCCTGATCTGTGTCCGCCTTTAACCCATTCAAGGTGTACCTTTTTAACTCTCTCCAATAGTTGAATTGGTGATTCGTTTCTTAGGATTGATCCTTCAGGTGCTTTTTGTGGTATTCCAATTACCGCTGTGTCATGTGGTCTGAAATATTCATCTTCAATTAGTTCAGGATGGTTATTGAGTAGGTAAGAATAGATTGCTTCATTCTTTCCGACTCTAACTCTTCTGATATAATATTCATTGTGCCATGCATGGATACCTGAAGATGTTCCCAAAGTAAGTGAAGTTGTACCTGCTGGTTTTACAGTTGTACATCTTGCAGCTTTGTTGATACCAAGAATGTTTGCAACTCTTTCGTTTTCTTCTTTAACAACTTTAGCCGCCGCTTTCATGTTCAAACCAAGAACAGCACCTGATCCGATACCTGTCATTGAGATTCCAACAAGAGCGTCTTTCTCTGTTGTTCTTTGCCAAATTGGTCTGAGATAGTGAAAGTCTGTGTATCCTGCTTGTAGTGTTCCGATGAACGCCGCCGCCTTTACTCTTGCCTCATAATCTTCTTGAGATACTACGTTAGAAACGTTCACCTCAGTAAGGTTACAGAATTGGAAAGGACGAAGTGCGATTTCACAACAAGGATTAGTTCCCCAATCTTTATCGTTACTCAAATAGATACCAGGTTCACCAGCGCCACTTGCTTCGATTCTCTTCCATAGATCCATAAAGTATTCTTTATCAATCTTATGTCTCATTAGAGTTACAGAGTTATTAGCTCTACCTCTTTGTGGGTTGTGTTCCCACCAATGACCACTCTTACAACCAATCATCTCATCATCAGATGCTGAGAAGAGAGAGATAAGAGCCGCTCTTCTGATACCACCAGCAAGAACAGCGTCAGCGATATGACAAACCATATCATGAACTTCAATTGGTCTTAGTTTTTCTCCATCTTCCTTTGAATCCAAAATACCCTCAAGTTTGATGAGACATTCTTTCAAAGGTTGAGGACCAGGTGCTTTTCCTCCTGATGTTACAAGACGTGCACCTTTTGGTCTGATATCTGAAAAATCAAATTCAATTTTTGAACCACCGAAGAAGTAAGATTTGATAAGAACCTTAACGGCATCTGCCCATCCTTCAATGGAGTCTGCAACTAACCATCTTCTACCTCTTTCCTTATTCGGTTTTCTGATTTCAGGAAGTAATTCAACGTGATGTTTTTGTACTGAGTAACCAACTCCTGTTCCACCTAATAGTAGGAACATGATTTCTGAGAATACTCTCCAATCGTCAACGGGTGCAAATGCACAGTTGTAAATTCTGTTAGGAGATATTTCAATTGGTTTTCCTGCAAATTGCATTGATCTCATTGATGGGAGAACTTGTTTCTTGTAAACATACATGTAGTTCTCACGGATTTCTTTTTCTAATTGGGGATACTTTTTGATGTGCATCTCCATGTTTCTTGTTACGAGCTCTTGCCAAGTCTCTCTTCTCTTCAACTCAGGAGTATACTTAGCGTATTTCATATACACTGTAATGTCCGAGAGTATTCGGTTTGAAATGTCCATGTTTTTGTGAATTTTTGTAAAGTTAAATTTATTAAAAAATCGGGGATTTTAAATGATAAATATAGGTCTATCATCTAACGGACCCGATTTTGAATAAAAAAATCGTTGTTTTTTTTAAGTTTTTTTTCAAACAAGGAGATATTTAATTCCCTTGTTTTTGTTGTTGTTCTCTTTGCTTTCTCTTGTCAAGAAGTTCTTTAACGCGATCAGCTTTTTTCTGTTCCTGCTGTTCTTCGAATCCTAAGAAGGTTACAGATGCTTCTGTATCTATTTCAAGGAGTTCGTTGTTGAACTTACAGTTTTCAAAGACAACACCATCTTTACCAATACGAGATTTGGTAATCGCAATTGTAGCTAAATTGAGTTCTTTTTGTTGGAGAGTTTTTGCTACAGAAATGATTACGTGTCCGACTTGAGCTTTCTTGATAGATCCACCCATTTGGTCAGTTGTTACAACCTCTGAAGAGATTGAACTTCTGTTACCTTGAGTTGCGGTCCATCCTACCAACCCAAGTTCATGACACATGGCTTCGAAGTGTCTCATGACTGATCCTTCGCTTTTCCATTCATCCCCTAACACCTTTTCAGGCATTACACAATCAATGTAATCCAACACCACCAAATCAATTTTATTTCCATCCGCTATCATTTTACGGAGTTGATTCTTGATTTGAAGCATTGTAAGTGAATCAGATGGTAGTTTTTTCAGAATCAACTTATTCGGCATTGAATTCTGAATCTCATGAATCTTTTCGAATACTTTATCTTTATGGAAGACAAGATTATCTGGTTCGATACCTGTCCATATGGTAAAATGTTTTCTTTGAATAATTTTGGGATTGTCCTCGAAAAATATTTGTAGGACATTGTATCCCATATTGAAAGCCGTGTTTGCTATTTTGGTGAGTATGGTAGTTTTACCAACACCAGTTGGAGCAAGTATAACTCCTATTTCACCTTTAGCCAAACCACCTTTCAAAAGATTGTCTATTCCTTTGATGCCCATTGGTATTGGTGATCTGAAATCTTCATCGAGAACTACGTCTAAGTTTTCAAATACGTCTCCTGTACCAAGGTCTCTTTCTCCGACTTGGATGGCATCTCTCACTAACTCCTCCACTTTGTCGTACGATTCAAAGTCACCTTCGTCAATAATCTTTTGTGCTTGTTTCATTGCCTTCTGTAATTCTTGTTGTTTACAGAATTTCAATGCTTTTTCTTGTACAAAAACAGACCCTTCGAACGGAGCATCTTTTACTTGTTTTAGAGTATCCAAAACAATTTTGAGAGCCATCTCGTTTGAAATTTCTGATTTTGAAATTTGTTCTAAAGTTTCGAAGGTGGGAGATGATTGATACTTAGTAAAATACTCTCTGATCATTGTGGCAATCATCTTGAAGTATTTGTTATCGAAATAGGAACTTTCTAACACATCGACAATGGTGTGAGCAAAGTCTTTGTCTACTATAATTTGGTTTAATAATTGGACCTGAAATGTGTTACCTAAGTAATCGAAATTCTTCTGCATAAAATTGTTCCCTACTCCCTTGAATTTATAAATACTCGTTAAGCAAGCTCAATTCCGCAGTATTCGTGATTTAATTCTCTTTTTGAAAAAATGTCAGTCAAGTTTGAAAGTATATCTTTCAAATATGGTCTTACGTCCACCGTATAACGAACTTTTGGTGGATAAAGTTTAGCGTCAAAAATTCTATGACAAATTGTCTCGTCTCCAATCTTGACGTACAGATTGAAATTCTCAGGTCCTTCTGTGAATGAAGTCTCCATAATTTTTGGATCATGAACGATAGCATCTTTATTATCGAGCATGTATACAACTGTTTTCATTTTGAGATACTGATGTAGGATGTCTCTCACTTTCAACATATACTCATATAAGTCTGTCGACAAACGAGCTTTAGGATTGTACCCTCTCACATTGAAAAATCTTTGAACAACAATGTTGTCATTGAGTGTCAAAAGGAATTCCATCTTTACTTGATCTTGTTCTTTCATTTTGTTTAGTTTTTGTTTTTTCGTTTTTCTTTTCTAGTAAGTTTCATAAATGGTTTCAGGAAATTGACCCAAGCCTCGTCATTTTTTGGTAGGTACTTGAATAACCCGTCCTCCATCATGTATTTCATTAAATTTTTATATCCTCTATCGGTTGGATCTAAATTTTCGCGGTAGATTGATTGAACTAATTCTTTTCCGTCTTCCGTGATTAGTGGATTACTTAAGTCCACAATTGTTTGGTTTATTTGGTAGTATTGTTCTCCAAGTATACCATTTTTTGACTTGCCTGTCAAAATATTTGATAAAACTTTTATAGGTTTTTCATGTCGGATATTTCGTGCATTATCGAGTATTTCTTCGATAGTGCATGATTTTTCAAGCACAATCGGGAAAAGTTTGACAAAAGTTTTTTCACCCAAAGATTCTATACCATCGATGTTATCAGACTTATCTCCCATAAAAACCTTACAGGCTAAAATGTTCTGATGTGGAACTTCAATATCCTTGAGTTTTATCTTATCACCAAACTTATATGTTTTTTTATGAACGGGTGAAAAGATAGATACCTTTGTTGAAATGAGTTGTGTTAAATCTTTGTCGGCAGAAAAAATTGTGATTATCTCGTCTTCAGCAACTTTACAATAATATGAAATCAAATCATCTGCTTCGTTGTTGATCATTTCAACCTGACGAACAAATACCTCTTCCAAATATTGTTTGACCCTAACCTTTTGTTGAAGATATGATTCGTACTTATACTCATTCATATTAACTCTTCGGTTTGCCTTGTATTGTGGGTATAAACTTTTTCTGTGTGATGAATTAGAATCACCGTCCCAAAAGACAACGACTTTATCGTAGTCTTGCTCCTCCAAGAATCGTCTCAATGTATTGATGAAGTGATATACTCCCCCAATGTGATTACCGTCGTAAAAGAGTTCTTTGACCCCGTGAAATCCAATTTTGAATAGGTTGTCCCCATCCACCAACAATGTCTTCGTCACATATTCAATTTAAGGGTGAACAATCAATCTTCTTTTTCTTCTGTGAGTGTAAAATCACCTTCAGCTCCGATGATATCTTTCCAATAGTCAGCGTATTCTTTCTTATAGGCTTCAATAGATGCTTTTTCTTCCGTTGAATCTTTACCTGCTAAGAAACCGTGTGGTGTTACAATAATTTTACCATCGTCGAAACCAAGTCCGTTGATATGATTTTTCATTACTGAAATCTTACTTCTAACAGCAAACTTGACTGAACGTTTGTCTTTGGTTGCGGTGATCTTCGTAGTACCCGCACCTTTTTGGTTTCCAAATAGGAATACCAATGATGAGTTCAACCAAACTGATTCACCACCTTTAGCTTTGATCTTCGGTTGTCCGAAAGGATTATCAGGTAGTTCAACCCAAGGTTGGTTGATGATGATGAGTGTATTTTCGTATTCTGTGTCAGCCTTTCTCGATCCTGAAATTCTTTGATTGATACCCATACCAATCTTATCTGAAAGTACAGATGCGTTGTGTTGTTTACCACCCTTACCTTCATAAGTCATCTTACAAGGAACTGAACCCACAGAATCCCAAATAAAACACAAACTATAATTTAACTCACCTTTTTCTTGTGCGTCAAGTAGTTGATTGATGTAGTCTGTGATTTGTTCGATGTAACTGAAATTATTGTTGAAGAGGAAAAACCCATCCCAATCCAACTCACCAGTGTCGGTGTCTACAACCTCTTCACACTGGAATCCCATCAACTTTGCGTGATCAAAACTCCATTTTTGTTCCGTGATGATGAATACAGGTAGGATCTCTTTTTTCTGCGCATCAACTGCGGCTTTAATTGCTGCGGTTGTTTTCCCGGTATCGGAATGACCTAAAAACATGTTGATATGTCCAACTGCAGGACCAGGAAGTCCAACTGCATCCAAGAAGTCAGAACCTAAGTCCAAGAATCTCTGTGGTTTATATTTTGCGGAAGTTGAAAACTTCTTTTTTAAGTTGGTAAAATCGTTCTTCTTAATAGCCATGTTTTTGTATTAAATTATGTTCCCGACATTCGTGTCGGGAACATGTTATAAATTAGAATGGTAAATCACCATCAACGTCAGCATCTGCCTGTGGATCTACGTATGTTGAGGTTTTTCCGCCACCCATAGATGTTGTTGTATCCTCATCGTTACCATAAACATATCCACCTTTTTCAGAATCCCAACGTGGAACTTCTCCTCTTGCGATCGCTTCCAAGTACTCAACTGGTTTCTTGGAATAAACATCATGCCAAGTAAGTTCATCAGAAACCCACTGTTTCATTACATCTTTATCTGCGTGTACAGGAGTTGGGTCGTCATACATGATTGTAGAGACTGTTGTGTACTCCTTACCTTTTGGAGTTTTAGATTTGGTCAACTCAATGATCAAATCACGTCCTTTATCTTGATCGGTAATATCACCTTTGTTTCTCCAAATTGGAATTATCTTGTCGAGAATCCCTTCGTTTTTGTAATTGTGTTTAAAACGCCAGAACTTTGGTCCTTCGTCTTCTTTATCGCGATCGATAACTTTTACAATATAGAACTTACGTGACTTATATTGTTTTGCTAGTTCCTTATCGGATTCTTTTCCTGTAGAAATAAGTTCTTCGTAAACTTCATTCAATGGAGAACGTTCGTTGTCGTTCTTTCCTGGATCGTAGAACTTTTGCCATTTGCCACCTACTTGGATTTCGTGATACCAAGCTTCTTTGAAAGGTGATGATCCATCAGGTGTTGGGAGAATTCTGATTCTTCTTGATCCTGAACTTTCTTTGTCTTCAAGGATAAGAGCGAAGTATTTCTTCATTCTTTCTTCCTGTGACATTTTTGATTGGGCCCCGCCCGATGACTGTTTGTTTTTTTCGTACTGCGCCAATACGGCATCTAATGCACTCATGATTACTCTGTTTTAAATTGTTAATTAATGTATGTAAAATATAGTTGAACATAGGCTATCTGTCAAATAAAAAAGGGATTAGTTTCCTAATCCCCTTATTGATTGTATTTCTCTTAGTAACCGAAATCTTTGACGTTTTCAGGTTTTGGTTGAAAAGTATCTTTGATTTCTGATGAATTAATATCTGTAACATCGTCAGGTGTCAAAACATAATCTCTCTTACCTGTTTTCTCCATCTCTTCTTCTTTTTCATCAAAGAATTGAGATAGTTTTTGATTGAATGGATAAGAATCATAACTTCTTAATTCTAGTTTTTCTTCAGGTGTTTTAACTCTATATTTCTCTATTTTATTCTCAATAGAGTTTAGTTTTGCCATGATTGAATCCATTTCAGATAATTTGCTTTCTAAATTTTGTAATTGGTTGAATAGGTTATCGAAATAGTTATCCTGCTTCTCTCCTAACTTAGTTTGAGCATCAACAAGATCTGTAATTTCCAATTCTTCTGTTCCTCCCTCTGAGTCGGTCTTTTCTACACCAGCGTCAATTTTTTCAACCTCAGGATCTGTTGCAACATCTATCTTTTCAGGTGCTGCTTCAGGTGCAGGTGTCTCAGCTGGTAATCCAACTGCAGGATCTGCGGGTGGTGGAGGAACAACAGGAGCGTCCTGCTCCATGATGTATTTGTTCATAGAATTAAATCTTGCTACCTCTTCTAAAATTTTTTTATCTAAATTCATTTTGTTAACCATTTAATAGTTGTTTAACTCCATGACGAGTTTCAACCTTTACTTTTTTATTGATTGTCATTGTATTTTCTACTCTTTCTATCAAACCGTCTCTCATTCTCACTGTATAACAATCACCTGTGTCCAAGTCACAAACTTGTTTGGTACCATCTCCATTATCCATTTCAGAATATCTTGATGATTTTCCCAAGTAATTGTCTAAGGCTTGTTTAATATCCATATAATTTTTCTTTATAAATATACTGAAACTATAATTAAGTACATTCTTTACCTCTTATGATTATTCTACTACCACCTGTACCGTTAGGGTAACATTCACCACAAGGGTCTTTCAGAATATATTCATAATCGCTAACTGATATCAATTCACCGACTCTATACCCCTCACCAGGACATGGGAAGTCCAACACAGCCTCCACTATTCCATATGAATATTCCGGATATTCCCTTACTACAACACTTATTCCAACGTTTCGAGAATCTTTATTTGTATTACCGTCGGCTGCCGCATCAAGCTCCCTTGTATAGCTTGATGGTGTTGTAAATGAATATCTGCCGTCATCTTCCAAAACCGTTGACCCGATTTTGACTTTTGTTCCTTGTCCATTGAATACGATGAGATATATGTCGAGATTGTATTTCTTTGTCAGATTTGTTGTAATTCCTCCAGATACTCTCAATTTTCCGTCATTCAATACTGCAGTATTAACACCGAACACCGTACCTATACCCAATTTAGCGTTAGAAAAAGCTGCTCTATCAAATGCATCTGGTGTTGTATTTTGATTAACTTGTTGTTGAGTATTGTTCGAGGTAACGGTCTGAGTAGCTGCTGGTGAAGATGTAATTGGAATTGAAACTTGTGGGAATAAAACTTTTATCGATTCTAATGCAAGTGCCAGTTTTGCTTTAACCTCTTTTCCTTGGTTTTTGTCAAAATCAGATTTCTCTTTCTCAGTTCTAGCGATTGGCCAAAGGTTCCTATATGTGTTGTAAAACTCTTCCAAAACAGGAACATATGAAATATTTGTTTCGGAAAGAATTGGAATATTGAAAGAAGTCTTAAGTCTGTCCAAAACAAATTCGATCATTTTTTCAGTAGAATCGAATTTGTAAAATGGTTTTGATTCTTGCTTCGACTTATCAGTTCCAATGTTCACACAAAAATATTTTTTCTCAGTCATCTTATCAATCATTCCTCCGTAATCTATCTGTAAATCAATGTTGGAATAGTTGTTACCGAACGAGTTAAGTGTTGTTCCTTTTGAATCTGCAGAACCGACAAATCCTGTAGCGTAGATTAACATTGCAAGTTGAGATCTCAGTTTCTCATCAGTGATAGTTGATGGTAATTTTGTCTTGATTAATTTGGCAAAGTCTGTAGTTGATACAGTAGATTTGACTGCATTTTCAACATCGAATTTCTTGTCTTTATATTTTTTAAGTACTGATCCGTCACATGAATTTTGTCCAGCCGCAGTTTTATCTGATGTCTGATTTACAGTTCCTGTGGTTGGTGCTGATCCTGGTTGTCTCAATACCTCAGGTAGTTTTTGTAATAGATTTGAGTTGAGGCTCATCAAATAACTGTTGGGTTTCACACTCGCAAAAACTCTTTGTCTAACCCCTGTAAAACTAGTTTGGAAAACGCCAGGTGTGATTGTA